CACGGTCTCGGTCTTCTGGCCGGCCTGGGCCTGGCTCATGAGGCCCGAGATCCGCTTCGTCTTCACCGCCTACCGCGGCGACCTGGCGCTTCGAGACGCCGATCGCTCGCGCGATCTCATGAGGTCGGAGTTCTACCAGGAGCTCCTCCTGGGTCGGCCGAAGAAGTGGACCCTCCTCCGCGCCGGCCAGGACACGAAGAGCCGCTTCGCGAACTCCGAGAAGGGCTACCGATTCAGCTCGGCCGTCGCCGGCATCATGGGAGAGGGCGGCGACATCGTCGTCTTCGACGATCCTCACAACGTCGAGCAAGCCGAGAGCGACTCGGTCCGCGACGAGACGATCCGGAAGATCCGCCTCGCGCTCCCGACTCGAGTCCGCTCGAAGACCGGCGCCGTCGTGATAATCATGCAACGCCTCCACCCTCGAGACCTCACCGGCGTCTTCCTGGACGAGGAGGGCGAGCTCTGGACCCACTTGTGCCTCCCCGCGCGCTTCGAGCTCGATCATCCTCACCCGTGTCCGTTCGACTGGCGGAAGACCCAGGGCGAGCTCCTCTTCCCCGAGCTCTTCGACCGGAAGCGCCTCGACGAGATCACGACCGGCCTCACCGAATACGGCGAAGCCGGCCAGCTTCAACAACGTCCTCACCCTCGCGAGGGCGGGATGATGAAGCGCGACGACTTCAAGATCATCGACGCGGCGGAGGTCCCGAAGGGCGGGACGATCGTCCGCGGCTGGGACCTGGCGGCGACCGACGCGACCGCCGTCGAGGCGAAGAAGGCGGCCTGGACCGTCGGCTTGCGTTTGCGTTATGTGAAGCGGAAGATCTACGTCGAGGACGTGATTCGTCTCCGAGGCTCGCCGCATAAGGTCCGGACAACAATGAGAAACGCGGCGAGCAACGACGGGAAGGTCGTCATCATCGACTTCCCGCAGGATCCCGGCCAGGCCGGGAAGGCCCAGGCGCAAGACATCGCCGCGGACTTCCCGGACCGTCGGATCTACTACACGCCGGAGAGCGGCGCGAAGGAGGTCCGAGCCGAGGCTCCAGCGGCACAAGTCGAAGCCGGGAACGTGTACCTCGTTCGCGGCGCCTGGAACGGAGTCTTCCTGGATGAGGCCGCGGCCTTCCCTGGGTCGACGTTCAAGGACCAGGTCGACGCCTTCTCGAGAGCGTATCACCGAGCCGTGAGACAACCGCGCCGGCCACGGTCGGGAAGCATACGAGGAGCCGCATAATGAGCCACGACGACACGACCCGCTTCGGGTTACTCTCCAACTCGACCGCGCCCTTCCAGGCCGGCATCACGACGCCGCCCCAGTCCGCCCAGGGCGGCTCGAACATCTCCGACCCTCACCCAGATCATCTCGCCAGGCGGCCCGACTGGGTCATCATGTTCGACGCGAACGAGGGCCAGCGTCACATCAAATCGAAGACGACGATCTACCTCCCCGCGACGTCGGGGATGAGGGCGCTCTCGAACACCCCGAACAAGCTCGACGGCGAAGGCCTGGCGCTCTACCTGGCCTACATCACGCGGGCCTTCTTCCCGGATCTCGTGAAGGAGACCGTCCGGGCGCTCACCGGGATCCTCGACCGCGAGCCGGCGAACATCGAGCTCCCCGAGGCCCTCGAGGACATGAGGGAGATCGCGACGCCGAAGGGCGAGTCGCTCAACGACCTCCTCGTCCAGATCCACATCAACCAGCTCCTCTACGGGCGCCTCGGGCTCCTCCTGGACGTGGATCCGAACCGGGACCTCCCGCTCATCGTCCGCTACCCGGCGCCCCAGATCCTCAACTGGGACGACCTCACGGTCACGAACGACGTCAAGCAACAAGACGACCAGAAGCGGAGCGAGGCGATCCGGCGGCTCCTCATGGTCGTCCTCGACGAGACGCGCTTCGAGCGCGACACCGGGAACAAGTTCACCTGGAACCTCGTCCCGCGCTACCGCGTCCTCAACCTGGGCGACGCCGCGGCGAACGTCTACACGAGCCAGGTCGAGCGCGACGGGAACCTCCAGATCGCGGTCCAGCCGTCGATCCGCGGGAAGACATCCGAGGAGATCCCCTTCACGTTCATCAACACGACCGACCTCGCGACCCAGCCGGGCGAGGTCCCGCTCATCAACCTCGCGAACCTGGGGCTCGCGATCTACCGCGGCGAGGCCGATCACCGGAGCGCGCTCTTCATGTCCGGCCAGGACACCCTCGTCATCACCGGCTACGACATCACGAGCGGATCCTCCGAGAACCCGGACGACAACGCGAGCCCGATCATCGGCTCGGGCGCCTACCTCAACATCCCGGACCCGGAGGGCGACGCGAAGTTCATCGGGCCCGACTCGAACGCCTTGAGCGAACAACGGACGAGCCTCGAGGACGACTACCGGCGAGCCGGCGAGGAGGGGATCAAGCTCCTCTCGAGTGGCGCCGGCGCCGAGGCGGCCGAGACGCTCCGGATCCGAGTCGCGGGCCGGACGGCCACGCTCCAGACGATCGCCATGACCTCGGCGACGGGCCTCGAGATGGCCCTCCGCCAGGCGGCGGTCTGGGTCGGCGCGGATCCGTCGGAGGTCAAGGTCGAGCCGAACCTGGACTTCATCACCGAGGACCAGGATCCGGCGGACCTCATCGCCTTCGCCACGGCGAAGAAGTCGAAGGTCCCGCTCTCCTGGAAGTCGATCCACAACTGGCTCCGGACGAAGGACTTCACCGAGCTCACCTTCGAGGAGGAACTCGAGCAGATCGACGAGGAGGCCAACATGGACACCTTCGACACCGGCGGCGACGCCTTCATCGGCGAGCCAGGAGCTCCAGGCGGACCCGGCGGCAACATCAACGACCCGGCGATGGTCGCGGCCCGCCAGGCGGCGATCGACGCCGCGAACGGAGAGCCCGGAGGGGACCAGGCGCCGCCAGGAGGCGGAGGGGACCAGGGCGACGGCGAGGAGTAGGCCGTGGCGGCCCACACGTCGAACACCCAGATCCGGGACGAGCTCATCTCTCACCACATCCAGGTCCTCCGCTTCACGAAGGGCTTCTCGAACCGGATGGTCGCGCTCCTCAACCGGGCCGAGCCCGAGCTCCGCGCCAGGCTCAAGACGCGGCTCGAGCGGATCGCGGCCCTCGGCTGGGACCCTGGGCCGGCGACGACGAAGCGGATGATCCGGACCTCCCAGCTCATCCGAGACATCAACCGGCCGACCTTCGCCGAGATCAACCAGCTCGTCCGGCGCGAGCTCGTCGGCCTCTCGATCGCCGAGACGGCCTTCATCTCCGGCGTCGTCACCGACGCCCTCCCGGTCGTCTTCGAGCCGTCGATCCCCTCGCCGCGTGACCTCCGCGGGATCGTCTTCGCCCGGCCGTTCGAGAAGCGGATCCTCCGGGACTGGCTCTCGACCTACGAGCTCGGCGATCGCCGGCGGATGATGGGCGAGATCCGCCAGGGGCTCGTCTTCAACGAGACGCCCTCCCAGATCGGGAGGAGGATCTTCGGGACGCGGGCCCTCGGCGGGAGCGACGGCGTCCGCGAGATCACCCGCCGCGGCTCCCAGGTCCTCGCCCAGACGGCGACCGCCGCGATCCTCAACGGCGTCCGCTCGGAGTTCTACCGGGCGAACAAGCGGATCATCCGGCGCGAGCAATACGTCGCGACCCTGGACTCCAGGACGACGCCGATCTGCCAGTCGCTCGACGGCGAGCTCTTCCCGGTCGGCGAGGGGCCCCATCCGCCGATTCACATCAACTGCCGGAGCATCCGCGTCCCGGTCGTCGACGGGCGGAAGCTCGGGAAGCGCCCGGCGAACCGCGCGACCGAGCGCGAGCTCCGCGGACTTCGAGGCCCGGCTCGCCGGCGAGCGGTCGAGAAGCTCGTCGGCCCGGTCCCGGCCGACCAGAACTACCAGACCTTCCTCCGGAACTCCCCGGCCAGCTTCCAGGACGACGTCCTGGGCCCGGCGCGTGGCCGGCTCTTCCGCTCCGGCGAGCTCGGCCTGGACCGCTTCGTCGACAACTCCGGGAAGCGCCTCACGCTCCGCCAGCTCTACGACACGGACGCCGGCGCCTTCCAGCGGGCCGGCGTCGCCGCCCCGCGGCTCCCAGGCGCTCCCGTTCCGTCGACGTGATCCTTGTCGACTTGACATAAGTCTCGCGTTATAGTCGGCGCGATCCTGTGAGAGGAAGACCGAGATGACCCTCGAAGCGACCATTCAAGACAAGGCGAAGATCCCCGAAGGCCTGGCCGGCCACTACGTCGAGACCGACGGCGTGTTCGTCCTGGACGTGACGGGGATGAAGACCCAGAAGGACTTCGACGACTACGCCGAGGCCCTCAAGAAACGACTCACCGACGCCGGCGCCGACTTCGCGAGGAAGCAAGGCGCCAGCCTCTCGCGTGACGACGTCCTGGAAGTGGTCGAGGGAGCTCTCAAAAAGTTCGCCGGACCTGGCGCGAAGCCGGGGAAGGAGAACGGGGCCGACGGCGGAGAAGGCGGAGACGTGTCCGCGCGTCTCCACGATGTCGAGCGGAACCTGGCCTCGGTCACGAAGGAGCTCGAGAAGGCGAACAAAGAGCGCGACGACGCGCTGGGGAAGAGCCGCGACACGACCATCAAGAACAAGCTCACCCAGGCCGCGAACGCCGCCGGCGCGACGCCGGAGGGAGTCACGAACCTCGTCACGCTCGTCGAGCCGAACTTCGAGGTCGCCCAGGACGGGAGCGTCGTCACGAAGCTCGAGGCCGGGCCCGGAGTGAGTCCGAACCAGAAGCCCGAGGACTACTTCGCGAACGTCGCCAGGGAGAAGGCCTTCCGGATGTTCTGGCCGAAGTCGGTCGGAGCCGGAGCCGACGGCGAAGGGGCGGGAGGCCCTGGCGCCGGCGGAGATCTCGGGAAGGGGAACCCCTTCACGAAGGCCGGCTGGAACATGACGGTCCAGTCGAAGCTCTACGCAAGCAACAAGCCAGAAGCCGAGCGGCTCATGAAGCTCGCCGGCGTGGAACTAGGCGCGGTCGCTCCTGTAAGGTAGACTCGCGCGTGTAACGTATCGCCAGGCCGTGAGGGCTCGGCTTATTCAACGAGAAGGAGACCCTCATGAGCGAAGTCAGAGTGGCGGACGTTGTAGTCCCCGAGATATTCGCCCCCTACGTCCGAACCCTCACCGAGCAGAAGACCGCCCTCATCGACTCCGGCGTCGTTGTCCGTGATCCGGCTCTCGACGGGCTACTGGCCGGCGGCGGGACCACTTTCAACGCGCCCTCGTGGCGTGACAACGATGACGACTCGAACATCCTCGACGATCGAGTCAGCACCGACGACCCGGCCCAGATCGCGGTCGCGGCGAAGATCCAGTCGAACCAGGAAGTCGCGAGACGACTCTCGCGGAACCAGTCCTGGAAGACGATGGACCTCGCGGGCGCCCTCGCCGGCGACGACCCGGCGAACTCGATCGCGGCGAACGTCGCGGCCTACTGGCGCCGACGCCTCCAGGCCGTCTTCGTGTCAACCTGGACCGGCATCTTCGCCGACAACGCCCAGGTCACGCCGAACGACGACCCGCGGGCCGGCATCACGAACAACGCCGCCCAGGACGACCTCACGGTCGACATCTCCGGCGCGTTCACGCCTGGCGTCACGGACTTCTCGGCGGAGGCGTTCATCGACGCGATCACGACCGCCGGCGACTCCCAGAGCGACTTCGTCGCGGTCATGATGCACTCGATCGTCTTCTCGAAGGCCCAGAAGAACAACCTCATCGACTTCATCCCCGACTCCTCGAACGCCCTCGCGGCGGACATCCCGACCTTCCTCGGGCGGCGAGTCATCGTCGACGACACCATGCCGAACGCGGCCGGCGTCTTCGACACCTGGATCTTCGGAGCGATGGCCTCTCGCTGGGGCGTCGGGAACCCGAAGGTCCCGGCCGAGGTCGATCGCGATCCCGAGCAAGGCAACGGCGGAGGCGGCGAGAGCCTCTTCTCCCGGATCGAGTGGTCGATGCACCCGGTCGGCCATAACTTCCTCGGCGGATCCGTCGCGAACCCGGACGGCGGACCGACGAACACCGAGATCGCCGACGGCGTCAACAACTGGGCGCGGACGTTCCCGGAGAGGAAGCAGATCAAGGGCGCCCGCCTTGTGACGACCGAGTTCTAGTTCACCCTCGACATCACCCTCGAGTCGGAGGCCGGCCGTGAGAGCCGGCTCCCATCACCCAGGAGACCCGACGACATGACGAACGGAACCGAGACCCCGACGACCGACGAGCTCGCGAAGGAGCTCGCGGCCACGGAGGGGACCGACTCGCCCGAGACCGCCCCAGATCCAGCTCCGGCCGAAGCGCCGGCGCCGGACGCGCCAGCGGAACCGGCGGCCGAGACACCCGCCCCGGCTACGCCGGCGGCGGAACCCGACAAGACGATCGCCCCGCCCGTGAACGGCGCCCAGGCCGACAAGAAAGCCGCGGACACGACCAGGCGGAAGAAGGCCGTCGCCGACGCGCCGGCGGTCGACACGAACGACCAGGACGAAGAGGACGCTCGGAAGGCGAAGATCTACGACCAGCTCGAGGCCGTCCAGGCCGAGGTCGATGAGCATCTCGACGCCGTCAAGTCTTGCAAGGCCCAGGCCCGCGACCTCATGGCGGAGCTCTACCCTCACAGCCTCCAGAGCGACACGCTCGTCGACGCGGTCCGCGGTCACATCGCGGCCCAGAAGAAGATCCGCGCGAGCCGCGCCTCGAACCCCGCCAGGATCGCCGAGATCCTCAAGGCGGCCGGGCGGTCTCCGATCGACCAGGCCTTCCACGTTCAACGAGCTCGAGGAGCGCGACGCCCGACCAGGTCCCCGCCGAAGCCGGCGGGCGGCGACTCGGGCGCGGCGGCCCCGACGGAGTAGTTCATGGCGACACCGACGGGACGCCCCGCCGACCAGGCGCGCGGCTTCTTCGCTCGTGTGAGACGACGGAAGAAACAAGACCAGAAGGACTTCGACATCGACGGCCTCGTGGCCTCGCCCCATGACTTCGGCGCGGCCCTCCCGAGCGCGGCCTTCCCGAACCCCTTGACGCTCCCGGCGAACGTCCGGATCCTGGCCGAGGTCCTCGCGGCTTCGGGCGCGATCCCCGCCGGCGACACGCTCTTCTCCGACGGAACGGCCCAGGCTCGGAACTCCGAAGACCTGGCGAACCTCACAACGATCCGCGCCTTCTTCATCGAGAGCCGAGCCCTTGAGATCACACGGGGCCCGGCCGTCGCGAGCGGGACGCTCCAGGTCTACTTCTTCGGACCGAAGAGCCAGCGGATCCTCATCGGGACGGGGACCTTCTCGTGATGACGTCGACCTCGACCCGTTTTTTGTTTACTCTTCACCGCGCCAGCAACTAGGAGCTCATCATGTCAGCACAAGACTTCTGGGAGGACGACCTCCTCGACCTCATCATGACGAACGTCGCCGCCCCGAACGTCGGGGACGCCGGCGGTCTTCTCCCTTCGGCGACGGCCGGGAGCTTCTTCACGAGCCTCCACACGGCCGCGCCCGCCGAGTCGGTCTCGGACCAGACGAACCTCGAGGCGACCTACACGCCCTACGCTCGGGTCGGAGTCGCGCGTTCGACCGCCGGCTGGACCGTCGCGTCCGGAGTCGCCGACAACGACGCCGCGATCACCTACCCCCAGGCGACGTCGGGTTCGGACACCGTCACCCACTTCGGCCTCGGCTTCGCCGCGTCCGGCGTCGGGTTCCTCAACATGGTCGGAGCCCTGGCGAGTTCGCTCGCGATCTCGACCGGCATAACGCCCGAGTTCGCCCCAGGCGATCTCGACGTCTCCCTGGACTAGGAGCCACAACATGAACCAGAACCTCGCGAAAAACGTCCGCCGACTCGCTCGGCTCGAGCTCCGCTCCGCCAGGATCGGACCCTTGACCGAACGCGCCACGCTGGCGAAGGACACCGCCCAGGTCGCGCGCCTCGGGAAGGAGTCGAAGCGCCGCGCCGCCGAGATGGCCTACCTCTCGACCCGGCTCGAAGCCGACCTCGAGGACGCCGACGCCGCGACCGTCGCCCAGGCCGCCACGCTTCGGGACGCCGTCCTGGCCGGAAGCTCCGGATCGGCCGCCGTGAAGGCGATCATGTCCGGCGCCGGCGCCGCCGCCGCCGCGTAGTGGCCGAGCTCCTCCAGAAGGAGGAGGTCACGCTCGACTCGGAGAACGACATCGTCGTCTTCCGCGTCGGCGGATCGGTCGCGCGCTTCTCCTACACGTCCGCCTTCATGATCGCCCAGGAGCTCCGGCTCTGCGGGAACGTCGCCGCGCGGATCGCTGGCATCCCGGCCGCCGAACGGCGCGACATGAAGCGCGCGCCGCCCGGCCTGGAAGATGTCCGCGCGGTAGGGCTCGAGATCGGCCCGCTCGACGACTCACGCTGGAAGGCCTGGAACGAGGGCGCCCTGGTCGCGTTCCGTGTTCGCGACTGGACCGCTCGCTGGGAGGCGCCCGCGGCGATGACGATCGCCGGCTGGTTCCGACTTCGAGCTCGTGAGGGGAAGGACTGGGCCGGCGACACGTCGAAGACGCTCCGCCTCGCCGGGATCCTCACCGACGCGAACGCGAACGCGCGGCTCCGAGAATCATGACATGGCCGACGATGTCCGGACGACGCTCAAGGACTACAACCGCGACCTCCTGAACGAGGAGCTCGCCGCCGCGCCGCTCCCGTTCGAGTCGGTCTTCCTCGCCGGCTTCGTCCGCCTGGGGAACTTTCGCGGGACGCCGGCGCCAGGTCCGAGGATCATCTTCGAGGACAAGGTCAACAACATCACCGACATCGCCCAGCCTGGCGAGGTCCGCTTCGTCTTCACGACCGCCCTCACCGTCGGGGAGGCGACGGCGCTCGACGCCCTACTCGCCGCCCATGATTCGCTCCAGCACACCGCCGAACAAGATCGACTCAACCAGGACCAGACCGACCTCGACTCGCTCGAGGCGAACTTCCCCGGCTGGGACACGTTCAACACGAGCCAGCGGAACGCCTTCCTCAAGGTCCTCTCGAGGGTCGTGATCCGCGAGGCCAGGAAGTCGGCGTTCTAAGCCGCGGGCCCCCTCGTGGCGAACCTCCTCACCGACCTCTCCCTCACGTCCGCCCATACGTTCACCGGGAGCTTCGCCGACGTGACCGGGATGAGCGACACGGTCAACGTCGTCGGGACCGGGAGCGTCGTGTTGCTCATGACGAGCCTCGTCCCGACCCAGGAGGTCGCCACCGGCGACGCTTGCGTCGACTTCCGCTTCACGCATGACGCCGCGCAAGTCGGCGCGATCATGTCCGCCTTCGCCGACTCCGACTCGCCGAACACGGAGCTCAACGGCGCGACGATGATGTTCGCGCTCACCGGGCTCTCCGCCGGCTCGCACACGTTCGCCGTCCAGGGCTCGATCCGGAAGGGCGAGTCGATCATCGACACCCAGTTCGTCCGGACGTTCCAGGTCGTCGAGATCGAGACCGGCGCCTCGCTCCTGGTCGATCTCCTCACGCTGGCGGCGGACGCCTCGCCGGCAACCTGGGCGAACATGGCGGGCCTCTCGGACACCCAGACGCCGGGCGCCGGCTCCGTTCTGGTCTTCAACATGACGACCCAGCTCGAGAGCGGCGGCGCCGACTCGGCGAACGACTTCCGCTTCGCGGTCGATGGCACACGAGACGGCCCGCAACTCTCCGACCAGAACGACGCGATCGACGAGATCAACGGCGTCGCGATGATCTGGGCCGCCGATGACATCACCGGCGCGAGCCACACGTTCTCGGTCCAGTGGCAGCAACGAGTCGCGACGCCGGACATGGACGAGACGCGCGAGCGGATCTTCCAGGTCATCGAGATCTCCGCCGACGCCGACCTCCTGGTCGATGTCGAGTCGGTCACGGCGGACGCGGCGGCGGCCAGTTACACCGACCAGACCGACATGATCGGGAGCCCGAACATCGACTCGCTCGACTCGATCGCCCTGGTCTTCTGGAACTACTCGATGCTCGCCGACGACGGCGTCCACGACGTCGTGTTCGTTCGCCTTGAGATCGACGGCGTCCAGGAGGGCGCCGAGATGTCGGTCTTCAAGGACGGCGTCGATCTGATCCCCGGCTCCCTCATGGCGCGCGCCGTGAGCGGCGAGGCCGGGATCACCGACTTCGCCGGCCAGTGGATCGACGACGAGAACAACGGCGAAACAGACACGGCCAGGCCGCGGACCTTCCAGGTCATCGACCTCGTCGCCGCGGCGGCTGCCAACATGGCCGGGACGATCGACATGACGCTCACGCCAGCGGCAACGGTCCAGGCGAACGGCGAGCTCGGCGGAGCGGCCGACCTCGTGCTCACCCCAGCGGGCGCGCTTCAAGCCCAGGGCGAGCTCGCCGGATCCGCGGATCTGGTTCTCGACGCGGCGGGCGCGATCCAGGCCGACGGCCAGCTCGCCGGATCCGCGGACCTCACGCTCATCCCGTCGGGGACGATCCAGGCCCGAGGCCAGCTCGCCGGATCGGCGAACCTGGTCATCACGCCGGCGGGGATCTTGACCGCCCTCGGCGAGCTCATCGGCTCGACCGCGCTCGTGTTGACACCGGCCGGGAACCTGGTCGGGAGGTCGGAGATCGCCGGCGCCGTGAACCTGGTCATCACGCCAGCCGGCGCGATCCAGGCGACCGGAGCCCTCGCCGGCTCGGCCGACTTGCTCCTCACCCCAGCGGCGACGATCGAGGCGATCGGCGCGCTCCTCGGATCCGCGGCCCTCATCTTGACCCCAGCCGGCAACCTCCAGGCGACGGGCGCGCTCTCGGGCGCGGTCGCGCTTCTTCTCACGCCCGCCGGCGCGCTCCAGGCCCGCGGCGAACTCACCGGGACGGCCGCCCTCATCTTGACCCCAGCCGGCAACCTGGTCGACGCCGCCGCCGGCAACATAGCCGGCTCGGTCGACATGGTTCTCACGGCGACCGGGACCCTCGCCGGCCTGGCCGCTCTCGCTGGCGCGACGACGATCACGCTCACGCCCTCGGGGACGCTCCAGGCGACGGGCGGGCTCCTGGGGACCTCGAGCCTCTCGTTGACGCTCGCCGGCAACCTGGCGGCCCTGGGCGAGCTCCTGGGCTCTTCCGACCTCATTCTCACGCCAGCCGGGACCCTGGCCGGCCTCGGCCAGCTCTCCGGATCCGCCGACCTGGTCCTCGACGCGGCCGGCGCCCTGGGAGGCGGCGGAGGGATCTCCGGGACGGTCCCGCTCACCCTTGACGCGGCCGGCGCCATTCTTGCGCGCGGCGCGCTCTCCGGCGGCCTCACGATGATCTTGACGCCTTCCGGGACTATCCGGGCCGACGCCTCGATCGCCGGCGGCGTCGCCCTGGTCTTCGACCTGGCCGGCAAGCTCCTCCAGGTCGGCGACCTCTCGGGCTCGGTCGACATGACGATCGACGCGGCCGGGAACATCCTCGGCCTCGGCGAGCTCGCGGGATCCGCGGACCTGGCGATCACGGCCGCCGGCAACCTGGGCGCCCAGGGCAACCTCGCCGGCTCCGCCCAGCTCACGCTCGACGCCGACGGGACGCTCCGCGCGGTCGGCGAACTCCAGGGCCTCGCCCAGCTCGCCTTCGTGTTGACGGGGACGATGTTCGACCAGGCCGCGCGACGGATCCCGAACTCGGTTCAATCGTTTCTGGTATTTTTGCAGAACAGCCGGCAAGATCTCAGCGCCGGCCAGCTCAACTCGGACCAGTCGCTCACGTCTGGCCGGACGAACTCGGAACAGTAGGAGGACATCATGGCGTCATGCGACACCGACTTCGCGGGAGACTGTATCGCCAGGAAGCGCGGCGACACCGCGCCGGACAAGATCACGGTCCTCGATCCGGAGACCTCCCCAGTGGTCCCGCTCGACGTGACCGGCTTCTCGTTCAAGATGACCGTCAACACCGAACGCGATCCGGATCCAGTCGGGCCGCCGATCATCGGGACCGAGCTCGTCTCGATCGCCGGGACCCTCATCGACGCGCCGAACGGCGTCGTCGAGTTCCCCTGGAGTCCAGGCGACGCCGACCAGGTCCCCGAGGATTACTTCTACGACATCCAGCAAACGGACACCGCCGGGAAGATCCTCACGATCGCGAAAGAGGAGTATAAATTCCAGCAGGACCTCACGAAGTAAGGGGACGACATGGCGATCCAGTTCATCATCGAAGACGGAACCGGGAAGGACGACGCGACGGCCTACGCCGACCTCGAGGCGGCCGACCAGTATCTCGAGAACTCCGACCGGAAGACGGCCTGGAGGGTCTTCTCCTCGAAGGAGCGCCAGGCGGCCCTCATCCAGGGCGCGGACTACATCGACCAGACCTTCCGCAACCGCTACAAGGGCCAGCGATTCTCGAGCGACCAGCGGCTCGAGTGGCCGCGGATCCAGGTCCGCGACGAGCTCGGTCATCTCACCGAGCCGGATCCAGGGACCGTCGGGAGCATCCCCGAGGAGATCCCGAACGCCTCGATCGAGTACGCCCTCGAGGCCGCGAGCTCGCCGCTCGCGCCGACGCCGGTCATCGACGAGACGGGCCGGACGGTCATCTCGAAGCGCGAGAAGGTCGACGTCCTCGAGGAGTCGACGCAATACCGCGACGTGGCGACGCCGAAGTTCCGGAAGTATCCGCGGGCCGAGCTCGTCCTTCGGCGCTGGCTCAAGCGCGCGACCGCGGGCCTCACCCTCCGGGCCGGATGACATGGCGCTCGAAGACACCGCCCTCCGCCTGATCCGGAAGTTCGGAGAGGACCGCCAGGTCCAGCTCCGGATCCCGAACACCGCGCCGGCGGACCCGACGAAGCCCTGGGACGTGGATCCGACCGCGACCGAGACCGTCGTCCAGGCGCCGGCCGTCGTCGTCCCGATCCGCCGCTCGATGATCGACGGGAACTCGGTCCGCCAGGGCGACGAGACCGTCCTCATCGCGGCGCTCTCCCTGGGCTCGACGATCCCGACGACCGCCGACAAGATCTTCGACGAGGGGATCGAGAAGAACATCATCTCGCTCGACCGGATCCGCCCAGGGAAGACCGACTTCCTCTACAAGCTCCAGGTCCGGGCGCCGTAGTGGCGACGAAGCCCTTCAACGCCGGGGAGATCTCCCGCCAGCTCGAGGTCGAGCTCTTCGACGACATGGGCGAGACCGCCTTCGCGATCTTGCGGAACCTGGTCTCGAGGTCGCCAGTCGGGAACCCGACGAACTGGCAGAACCCGAACTCGGCCCCGCCCGGCTACGTCGGCGGGAACTTCCGGCGGAACTGGATCGTCTCGATCGGCGCGATCTCGACGACCGTCCTCGAGGGCGCCGGCGCCTCGGCCGCCGTTCCCCTGGCCGAAGGCCTGGCGAAGATCGAGTCGTTCAAGACGAGCAAGGCCGCGAGCCTCATCATCCAGAATAATGTCCCCTACGCGAACCGGCTCGCGCTCGGCCACTCGACGCTCGCCGAGTTCCCCTGGGTCGACGAGGAGATCGACAACGGTCTCGACGTCCCCGGCGGCGTGAAGGATCTCGACTAGATGGGCGCAACGACACGAACCCCGGCCCAGTTCCGCGACGTCGTTCGGACGGCGTTCGGGAGTCACTGGACGGGCGCCGGCGAAGACCTCGAGAAGGTCGCCTGGGACAACCTCGACTTCGATCCCGCGGGGCTTGACGACTATGTTCACCTGGGGCTCGCCCACTCGACGGGCGAGCTCGCGAGCCTCGGCGCGGGGAACACGATCCAGACGCGGAAGGTCGCAGTATTCGCGGCCCAGCTCTTCGTCCGGCATAATACCGGCCAGGCGCGAGCGGACGCCCTGGCGGAAGTTCTTCTCGACTTCGTCGAGTCGACTCACCTCACGGGGATCCGCTTCCGCGACCAGACGATGACGGACAACGGGAGGATCGAGCAATACTTCCAGGCGACCGTCACCGCTCTCGTCGAGTACGATGCTTTTCGGTCCGTGTGAGACGGCCTCAACTTAGGAGAAGACCGCCATGTCTGACACGAACCGAGTCGGGCTTCGATTTTTCCGAAGCTCCCAGAGGACGGCGCCGATCCCTGGCGGACCGTTTGACCTCAACCAGCTCCGCTTCACCGGGACGCCGAACCTCGCCTTCGTCCCGAACACGATCGTCTCGAACGAGATCCGGCCCGATCGCCAGATCGCCGACCTCATCCTTGTCGGGGCCGAAGCCGGCGGCGACACGGGGATCGAGCTCTCGTTCGAGGCGTTCGACGCCCTGATCGAGGACGCCCTCTTCTCGACCTTCCAGTCGACGATCCAGAAGCTCGGGACCGGCGAGATCACCGCCTTCGGCGTCGGGACGATCGACGTCGATGACGGCGGCGACTTCATCGTCGGCCAGGTCATCCGCCTCCAGAAGCTCGCGACGGGCGACATCGGCGACGGGATCTTCGAGATCACGTCGATCCTCGTGAACGTCCTCACGGTCAACCCGCTCGCGGGAACCTTGACGAACGCGATCCTCGGGACGGAGACGGCCGACGCGGACACCCGGATCAACGTCACGGGCTTCGCCGCCCAGGGCGTCGGCGACATCTCGCTCGTCGTCACCGGCCCGAACGCGGTCTTCACCTTCCCGGCCGGCGCTCTCGACAACGCCTTCGGCCCAGCTCTTCCGATCACGATCGGCGCCTGGTTCAAGTTCGCCGATTTTGCGACCGCCGAGAACAACGTCTGGATCCGGGCGCGCGAGGTCGACCTCGCGGCCGACACGATCACCGCGGACTCACAGACCGGCATGGTCACGGACGCCGCGGCGGCCGAACAAGTCCAGGCCTTCTACGGGTCGCGAGTCGAGAACGGCGCCGAGTCGATCGACGTCCACCAGAACGCGGTCGAGCGGCGCTTCGAGGATCACTCCCCGATCACCCGCGAGCTCTTCCTCGGGATGGCGCTCAACAACTTCAACATCACGCTCGCGCCCCAGGCGATCGCCGTCGGGAGCTTGACCTGGTTCGGCTTCAACTCGGCCGTCTCGGACAACTCCCCGACCTACCCGGAGCTCTACGCGAACCTCCCGAACGACATCGGGGCGGAGGAGTTCGACGTCTACAACACGAGCTCGGACATCGGCCGGCTCGGCCGAGGGTCGGATCCGGTCGACGCCGCGGGCGAGAACTTCGTCCTCGAGGCGACGATCGAGATCAACAACAACCTCCGGCGCCAGCCGGCGGTCGGCGTGTTCGGGGCGAGCGGGATCGGCGTCGGGGAGTTCTCCGTCACGGGGACGCTCTCGACCTACTTCGACAACGACGAGATCCTCCAGATCATCCTCACGAACGAGGAGACCTCGCTCGATCTCATCACCCAGGGAGGGGACGGTCGCTCGATGATCTTCGACCTCCCTCGGATCAAGTTCTCCGGAGGAGCGCCGGATGTCCCAGGCAAGAACGCGGACGTCACGATCCCCGGAACCTACCAGGCAATACTCGACCAGACGTTCGGCTACACCATGAGCGCCCAGCGCGTGAACTTCGCCCGGTAGTTCATCAACGACAACCGGGTCCTCGAGGCCCAGGAGGAAGACCGTGAGAGTCTACGAGGCCTTTGAGACATCGGAACGACTGATTAGTGAGGGGCGAGAGTGCGAGATCGAGTTCGGCGGGAAAGTCATCGCGAAGGTCACGGTCCGGCCGGCCGACGGCGCGCTCAACTCGGATTACCGTCGGGAGATGGCCGAGCTCGCGGTCGGGATCAAGGCGAACGGCCTCGACGCGATCGACGACGACCTGGACCGGGAGATGCTCTGGAAGCTCTACGCCCGCGCCGTGATCGTCGGCTGGGAGTGGACCGACCCGAAGGACCGCAAGGATCCGAAGCTCAAGTTCTCCGAGAAGAACGCGATCGAGCTCTTCCGGCGCGTCCCGAAGTTCTTCCAGGGGATCCAGCGCGTCGCCCTGGTCTGGACGAACTACCGCGCCGAACACGAAGAGGAAGCGGCGGGAAACTTGTAGAGGTCCTCGATCACACGCTCCGGGTCGGGGAGGCGGATGTCTCGGACAAGATCATCGCCGCCTACAAGGAGCGAGGCCTCACGCCTCCAGGACATCTCGAGGCGCCGCCCGAGATCGACCCGCGCTTCCTGGTCTACTGGGAGGCGTTCCGCGATCTCCAGGGCGAGCGACGAACCTCTCGGGGCCCGATCCCGATCGGGGCGATCCTGGACTACTGCGAGGCCTACGGGCTCAACCCGGACACCATGAAGCGGATCGTCTGGACCGTCGACAAGGTCCTCGTCGATCACTGGAAGAGCGTCGACGAGTCGGAGAAGCGCCAGGAGAAGCTCCGGAAGCCGGCGATCGCGGGAGGTAGTCGATGACCGACCGGACGATCCGCGTCGTCCTGGACTCCTCCGGCGTCACCCGAGGAGCTCGAGGCGCGCGCGGGGCCTTGAGCGGAGTCCAGAAGCAGACCGGCCTCGTCGCGAACGGCTTCCGCCAGGCGGCGAACGCCGCGAAGGGGCTCTTCGCCGTCCTCGGCGCCCGTGAGCTCATCCGGACCGCGAACACCTTCCAGCAGCTCCAGAACTCGCTCCGCGTCGTCACCGACTCGACCGAGGAGCTCAACGCCGCGAACACGCGGCTCTTCGAGATCGCCACGGCGACCCGGACACCGATCGAGGCGATCGTCACGCTCTTCTCGAGGGCGTCGATCGCCGCCGAGGAGCTCGGCGCCAGCCAGGAGGACCTCTTCAAGCTCACCGAGATCACCGGCCAGGCGCTCGCCGTCCAGGGCGGCTCGGCCCAGGAAGCCTCGGGCGCGCTCCGCCAGCTCTCCCAGTCCTTCTCGTCCGGCGTCGTCCGGGCCGAGGAGTTCAACTCGATCCTCGAGGGCGCCTTCCCGCTCGCCCAGGCCGCGGCCCGCGGCTTCGACGAGGCCGGCGGATCCGTCGGGAAGCTCCGGAACCTGGTCGTCGAGGGCAAGGTCTCGAGCGAGGAGTTCTTCCGCGCGATCCTCGCCGGCGGCGAGGTCCTCGAGGAGCAATTCGGCCAGGCGATCCCGACGGTCTCCCAGGCGCTCACGAACCTCAACACGTCCTTCATCGGCTTCATCGGCCAGCTCGACGACGCCGGCGGCTTCTCGATGTCGCTCGCGTCGACGATCCTCGAGGTCGGCGAGGGGCTCGCGGTCCTGGGGAACGCGCTCACCGGCAACCTCGGCCCGCTCGACGAGACGAGCTCGGGCTTCAACACGTTCGCGATCTCGCTCATCACGGTCGGCTCCGCCCTGGGCGTCGTCTTCGACCTCCTGGCGCTGGGGAAGGACTTCTTCGTCGCCTTCGGCGAGGGCCTGGGCGGCGTCGCCGCCGGGGTCGTCCAGCTCGCGAAGGGGAACTTCTCCGAGGCGTCGGCGATCTTCGCGGACACGACCGCCTTCGACAAGGCCACGCTCGGGACGACCGACTTCTTCGAGAGCTTCGCGGCGAACATCGACGGGGCGAGCCTCAAGATCTCCGAGGTCCTCATCCCGTCCTTCCGGACGGCCGCCGAAGCGGCCGAGGACCTCTCGGACGTCGACACCGACAAGCCGCTCGTCAACCCGAACGCGGCCGAGGATCTCGCCGACGCGGCCGATGACATCACCGACTTCCAGGCCGCGCTCACCCAGGCGACCCGCGAGCTCGAGATCCAGATCGAGGCCGGCGATGACGCCGCCGAGGCGATTCTCCAGTATCGGAGCGAGCTCGAACTCGCCGCCGCGGCCCAGGAGATCTTCGGCGAACTGGTTCCGACCGAGGAAGTCGACGAGCTCCGCGAGGCGTTCGTCACCTTCGGCGAGGAAGCCCTGGCCGCCCAGGTCGCGCTCCGCGAGGAGATCGAGTCGGCCGAACTCTCCGAGACCTTCCAGGACCAGATCGAGGCCCTCGAGGAGGAGATCCTCCTCCTCGCCGCGTCGAACGAGGCGATCGCCGTGAACGCCGAAGTCCGGGCCCTGGCCGCCGGCGCAACGGAAGCCCAGGCGGCCCGGATCCGCGAGCTCACCGAGGCCCTCCTCGAGGAGAAGGACGCCGCGGCCGACGCGCTCCCGACCCTCCAGGACTTCTTCGACGACGTCTCGGACGCCTCCGAGACGACGCTCTCCGGCATCATCGCCGACCCCCTGGCCGAAGGCCTCGACGAGATCCCGTTCAAGTTCGCCCAGCTCCTCCAGCAGCTCGCGGCCGAGGCCCTGGCGGCCGAGGTCTTCGACATCCTCGGGAACCTGGGCGGCGGCGGAGGCGGCGGCGGCTTCCTCGGCTTCCTGGGCGGGCTCTTCGGCGGCGGCTTCCAGGCCGGCGGAACGGTCCGCGGCGGCCAGCCGATCCTCGTCGGAGAACGCGGCCCCGAGATCTTCACGCCTCCGGGTTCCGGCTCGATCGACCCGAACATCAACATCAACCAGGCCGCCCAGGCGCCGCCGATGGTGAACGTCATCAACGTCACCGACCCGGCCGACATCCCCTCGGGGATCGAGACGCCGGAAGGCGCCCAGGCGATCATCAACGTCATCCAGAGGAACCCGGAAGCCGTCCGACGGGTTCTAGGGTAGGAGCGAACCAGTGAGCGCCACGCATAACGTCACCGTCACGGGCTACGATGAAGCCCTCCTCCGGCTTCTGGATCTCGCCACGAACGACAACGTCGTCGCCGCCGCGGTCGTCGCCGGCGGGACCGGCTACACGGTCGGCGACATCCTCACCGTCTCCGGCGGGACCGTCGTCAACTCGCTCGTCGCGACCCTCGAGGTCACGAGCGTCGCCGCCGGCGTCATCGACGGGATCCGCGTCTTCAACACCGGCGCCTATTCGGCCCAGCCAGGGAACCCGGTCTCGGTCACGGGCGGGACCGGAACCCTCGCGACCTTCAACCTCACCTTCGAGACCCAGAACTGG